CTTTGCATTGCCGGACACCTCTGCATCGCCGGACACCTTTGCATCGCCGGACACCATTGCATCGCCGTACACCTTTGCATCGCCGTACACCTTTGCATTGCCGGACACCTCTGCATCGCCGGACACCTTTGCATCGCCGGACACCTTTGCATTGCCGTACACCATTGCATCGCCGTACACCTTTGCATCGCCGTACACCATTGCATCGCCGTACACCTCTGCATTGCCGTACACCATTGCATCGCCGTACACCTTTGCATTGCCGGACACCTCTGCATCGCCGGACACCTTTGCATCGCCGTACACCATTGCATCGCCGTACACCATTGCATCGCCGGACACCATTGCATTGCCGTACACCATTGCATTGACGTACACCCATGCATTGCCGGACTGGTTTACATTTCCTTCTTTTTCTACCCATCCGCCAGTTTCTCCGGCTTCTACATCCGCAAATGAAATGAGTGCTTTGATTCGGAAAAGTTTCTTTCCGAAAATGTTAATTTTGGTTTCTGATGTTAATTCAAATTTCTTCATTTTCTTCCTCCTCTTTAATTACTGTGAATGCACAGTTTCTTTGTTTCGTCTTTTGAATTTTGTGATATACTCTCCTGTAAAGGAGGTGCTCATTTGGTAACAAGATATCAATATAAAATATTGAAAAAAGCTTTAAGAAATTGTGGATTTACTCCTATCAATCAGCGTGAAGTAGATGCCTGCAAATACCTTTTCAACAAAAAATGCTTTATGCGCTCAAGATTGCGAGAGTACGAATATGAAATCACGCAAGCAGGAGAAGTTGCCATGAAAGCATATTTTCAAGATATATCCAGATTTTGGATAACAACTGTTCTGTCCATCATTGCGCTGATTACAGGTCTTTTCTCAATCTCTATACAATCAGAGCCACTATTGAAATTGTTAGAGCAATTACTGAAATAACTGTCAAAACGTGTGTGCAGATGGATAACGATTTTACATATCGTGAATATATTCCGAACTGCTCTTTCAGATATCCGTTATCTGTCTGCTCACTTGGAATTTCTTCGGGCATCTTCAAGTCTCCTTTTTCCCCTGTCAGAACAGCTTTTTTAATCTTGCCTGTCTCATATTGCAAATCCAGAACAAATTTCCAAAGCTCTCCAAAGGACTCTTCGACTTTGTTTTTGTATCTGCTCAACTGTTTTCACTTCCTTTCTAGTCAAGAACTTTGTAGATGGTTTTAATCTGTCTGTTTACTTTCTGGAATCTTCGGTTCAAGGAACCTATCTGCTTTATCAGGATTCTTGTATTTTGCGATTGTTTCTCCGACCCCAAGAAAATATCCCTTGTCAAACTCTGACATATTGGGAACTGCCTTGGTTATTGATTCGAGAATCTTTTTTTCTTTCTCAGACAATGTATTCACTCCTTTCTTACACGTTTTGATTCTTCAAAAGCAACTAAGTCACTTTCTAGCACTCTGTAACCAGAGCCGTTCAGATTGATTGCCGGAAGCTGTTTATTCCGTATCCATCTCCACACGGTAGGAACTTTCACACTATATCTCTGAGCGATTTCTTCGCAAGTGTAAAGACGTTCCAAAAAATCACCTCCTACTTATTTTTAGTTGCGTTTACCACTTATTTGTGTTATCTTAGTTAATGCCTATTGGCAAAGGAAAGGAGTGGTTATCATGACCCAACTTTTGAATTTGCCTGTTCCCTTTGCTCTTAATCCGTTCGTACTGATACCTCGACAGTCAAAACAGGTCAAAGACGGCTCTGATTGTTTTGTCAGCGATTAGGCATGTTGCAGAACCAAGACTGCGAAAGTGACAAGGTGCTTCAAGAAGCATCTGGTCTCGTCAGATGTGGCGTCAGCCTGCAAAGTACATAGGGTAAACAAATTTGGTAAAGAGCTGTTAGGGACGAGACCCCTAGCAGTTTCTTTTTATCTAATAGAAGCCTTGTTTGTATTAGATTGTAGTAAACGCTCAAGGTTTTGTGTTACCTTGTGTTATTATAATATCTCACTCAGATAGATTTGTCAAGCGTAAATCTCACAAAAAATTTGACAGAGTTAGATTTTTGTGTTACTATATACTTGCAGTTAAGGATAGGAGGTGAAAAGAGTGAACACCAGGATTCAACAAATAAGAAAGACTGCGAAGATGACTCAGGATGAGTTCGCCGAGAAAATCGGGGTATCTAAGAACTTTGTTTGGATGATAGAAAAAGGAGAAAGAGTTCCATCAGAGCGAACCATCAAAGACATCTGCCGAGAGTTCAAAGTCAATTATGAATGGTTGACTGAGGGAACAGGCGAAATGTTTATTCAGAATAAAAGAAAATCTGAGATTGCGGATTTCGTTGGTTCGGTCCTGAATGGAGAAGCAGATAGCTTCAAAATACGATTAGTAGAAATACTTGCTAATCTAAATGAATCAGAGTGGGAAACTCTCCAGAAACTTGCCAATGCTTTGGCAGATAAGAAAGAAGAATAAAAAGATGGGGACAGGAAATAACTCCTGCCCCTATTTTTATTTCAGTCCTAGAAATGATATTATAAATCTGAATATTGTATATAATTGGTCGTGATCTGCTTTTTCTATCATCTCAATAATTTCCTTCTTATAATCCATAAATAACCCTCCCTATTGCAATTACCACCTACATTACAGTATATGTCCGGTTTGTGGAAATAATCGAACATTCGTTCGTTTTATGCCATTATAACACTAATGTTCGCCCTTGGAAACTGCCAGATATACACCGATATGTTTATGATTGCATAGAAATTATTCGTAACATCAAAGATATAGTCTTTTCTGTTTAGTGGCAGAGCGAATAAAAACGGCGGCATGGTCTGCTTTATTTCATGAGTGCTATTCTTATGTAGGGTAGAAGATCTGTATGCATTTTGGACAGAATACACTTCTGACTCTTCGCGGATATAATCGTCTACGCACATTGGTAAACAAACAATGTAATTAAGCAAAATCACAGCTCCTATTATAATTAGTATATTTTTGATTATTTTCATTTCACAAATCACCTAAAAACTTCTATTTACAACCAAATTTAACGATGCTATAATAAAAATAGCATATTTAAACACTTTTTTTTTGCAAATGGCGAAAACAACGCCCATAAGGGAATGATTTGAATGAAAATTGCGATTTGTGACGATGATAATTTACGAATTGAAATTTTCAAAAATAGCATTGACCGATATCTAAAAGAGCATGGTGATGGCGGATATACATTAACCACTTACACCAGCGGAAAGCCTTTGATCGACGATGTTTCAGATGGCGAATGGTATGACATTATAATTCTTGATGTCTCCATCAACGGAGAAAATGGCATAGAGATTGCCAAAAGATTAAGAAAAATCGGATACTATGGAAATATCACTTTTTGGACAGAGCGCAAAGAATATGTATTTGATGCGCTTGATGTGCTGCCGGTTCATTACATCATTAAAGGCTCTGAGCATGGAAGAATGTATTCAGTTGTTGAGCAGACTCTTGAAAATATCCGTGAAAAAACGCTTACCATCAAGAACAAGGACTACTTTCACAGAGCTGAATTCCGGCATATTGAATACATCGAAAGCCAGAACAAATACATAATGATCCATTGCACGTGCGGAATATCACACAAGGAACGAGGAAAGCTCAATGATATCGAAAAGAGTCTTGACGGAAGATTTTTGCGCTGCCACCAGAGCTATATAGTTAATATGGACGAGGTAAGCGAAGTAAGCCATTTTTTTACGATGGTATCTGGCGCAATCGTCCCGATCAGGCAAAGAGAACTTGCAAAAATAAGAGAAAAATATGAAAACTACGTCATTGGAGGGAGATAAAGCATGAGCGAAGAAAAAACCAAGAAGTGCAAACATTGCAAGATGGACATTCCAAAAGATGCAAAAATATGTCCACATTGTAGAAAGAAACAAAAAAGCGGAATATTAAAATGGGTTGTATTAATACTTATCATAGGAGTGGTTATCGGTGCTGTCACAGGCGAAGATAAATCCGCTGATAGTACGACAAAACAAACAGAAGCAACTGCTTCAGACAGTCAGAAACAGGAATCTGAGTCAATCGAATATACATCTGTATCTGTAAATGACATGATGGATGCCCTTAATAATAACGCTATGGGAGCGTCTGACAAATATAAAGGTAAATACCTTGAGATTACCGGAAAGCTCACAAACATTGATGCAGCCGGAAAATATATTGATCTCATGGCTGATGGAGATTTTGAGATTATTGGAGTTCAGTGTTACATCAAAAACGACGACCAGAAAGCTAAAATAGCATCTATGTCAAAAGGTGACACTGTTACATTGAAAGGAAAATGTACGGATGTCGGAGAAGTGCTTGGATATTCTCTTGATATTGATGAAATAGAATAAATGCTAAAAAAGACCGGCTCTCGCTACCAACGAGGACCGGTTTTTAAAAAAAAGAAAAATATTTTTACGTTCCGCAAAGCATAACGAAGTGAAACGTATCGCCTGACAAGTCATATTGTATCATCTTCGGTGTGTTCGGACAAGTCAGAAAGTTTGTTCGGTTAATAAGGAGGAAAAGAAATGGCAACTGCAAAAAAACTGCCATCTGGCTCATGGAGATGTCAGGTATTCAGTCACATCGAAGAAATCCCGTTATCAGACGGGACTATCAAAAAGAAAAGGGTTTATAAATCTTTTACATGTTCAGATCCTAGCAAAAAAGGGAAGCGAATCTGTGAGCAAATGGCTGCCGAATGGGCAGCAAAAAAAGAAAGTGAAGTATTGACTGCGCGATATGTTCCACCAGAAGATATGACATTAAAAGAGGCATGTAATAAATACATAGAAAGCAGAACAGGTGTTTTATCCCCTGGAACTATTAGAGAATATAAGCGATCTGTCAAAAGAGACATGGCTAAACTTATGTCATTAAATATAATGGAAATCACTCAAGAGGATGTTCAAGCTGAAATGAATCGTGAAGCACTTACTCATTCGCCAAAAACTGTGTACAATATGCATGGCTTTCTTTCTACTGTCTTGAAGACTTATCGTTCGGATTTCATCTTAAGAACTTCCTTACCTAAAAAGGTAAGACCGAAAATCTATGTACCTACATCTGCCGAAGTCAAAAAGGTAATTGAATGTACTGTAGGTAGTGAATTAGAGATACCTGTTCTTCTGGCAGCGTTCGGTCCGATGAGGCGGTCAGAAATCTGTGCGCTTAATTCTGATCATATCAAGCAGAACATAGTACATGTCGAATATGCTATGGTTATGAATGATTCTCATGGTTGGGTTATCAAAAGACCAAAATCTTTTGCTGGTGACAGATTCATTTCATATCCAGGTTTTGTTGCAGATAAATTAAAAGGAATACATGGGAAAATAACAAATTTGAACCCATCGCAAATATCCGACAGATTTTCAGATCTGTTAGATGACAATCAGATTCATCATTTTCGATTCCATGATTTGCGTCATTATTGCGCATCTGAGTTGCATACTCTTGGAATTCCAGATGTATATATTATGCAGCGCGGCGGTTGGGAGGATGATACCACATTAAAAAATGTATATCGGCACGTTCTGGTTGATCGAGAAAAAGAGATGAATGAAATTGGGAATGATTATTTTTCAAAGCTATGCAACACAAAATGCAACACGAAATAAACAAATGCTGTAAAATAGGGAATGCTAGGCTTTTTCTTGCAGGTTCAAGTCCTGTCATCCGCATTTTTATGAAAATCTTGTATTCACTGGTTCTCGCAAAGAACGTAGTGTTTTCAATGGTTTCGGCAATTTCAAATTAGCTCATAAAATATGTTATTTTGCCAGTTTTGGCATAAAAAAGAAGAACTATGCAACACGAAATGCAACACGAATTTGATACAATATGTAAAAAAACAGCCCCAAGGAATAATTTCCAAGGGGCTTAAATTTATGCTTTTTTGATGTATTTTGCAGAAACAAATCCAAAATATTTTCCGGCAATGCGGATATAGTACCAAGATGCTCCATCTTTGGCTTTAATGGTATCGCATACATCAACTAAATTGCCTTTTGCAAGTGTAGGATAGCTTTTAAGCTGTGCATACTCTGTTCCTGCCCATGTGCGGACATTAAGTGTATTTGCAGTCACCTTTCCCACCCACTTCGGAGTTTTAGACAGAATAGTTGGCGTTGAAAGCGTACTTGCTTTTGCGCCAGTGGTAACAGCGATAGCCACGTGGTGGTTATCATTCAGGAGGATATCTCCTGCCTTTAGATAGTCACCGGATGTCAGATACTTTCTATCCGTCAGTACTTTCGCACCGGCAATCTTCATTGCAGCTCTCATGTTCCGTGTCGTCAGATAGATGCTGACCGCTTTGAGCCTTGCATTATTTAAGCGATACCCAGCCCCTTTGACAATAGCTGCTGTACTTGCGCTGCAATCAGATTCACAAGCTACCGTGATCTGCGCCGGATCGTAGTTACTTGCCTTTAAGTGCCGCCAGAACGAATACCGGTCATTGCTGTTTCCGGAAGTACCCTGATCGTATCCGATGAGATTGTTCTGTGCCGCTTTTGTCGCCATGTCTGCGATCATGGTTGCGATTTTAGCGTCATTGAATCTTAGAACACAGAGCCACGGTCTGCTGTACCAGTTCATGATCTGATATTCCGTACCAGTCTGATCTCCTGCTTTTCCACCTGCATATCTTCCGCGTTCATCATGTCCGCAGTTACTGATTTTTACCATTTTGGTTTCTCCTTTCTGGTTAGAATCTCTGTAGTCTTTGTAGAACACATCCATATCAACATTTCCGCTGATTCCTGGAACTTTTCCTTTACTGGAATACTGCCAGCCTACACCGACATTCGGACGCAATCTTTCCTGCACAGAACCATTGTCGCTTGCCGGATAACGAGCAATCCAACAATCATACTGCTTCAAAGCATCTGACAGAACGTTATTATACCAGTCCAGATTACAGTAGATACCGGCCTTATAACCAGCTTTCTTGATTCTGGTCAGAAACGCTACTGCAATATTCTCGATAGCCTGTTTTCCGAGACTTCTTTGCTGTGCCCATTCCAGATCGTAGAATACTGGAAAGTCAAGTCCACGTCCACCAAGAACAGAAATTACGTTCTCAGCTTCCTCGATAGCTTGTGCCGATGTTAAAGCATAGCTGTACTTATATCCACCAATAAGAATTCCATTGGATTTACAGCCCTTGTAGTTGTGTTCGAATGATGCATCTGTGCCGGATTTCTGATGAATTCTCAAAATTGCAAACTTAATTCCAGAATTCGATACTTTTGCCCAATCCGGTTTCCCTTGCCACGATGATACGTCAATTCCTTTAATTTCCATGTTGTGCTCCTTTCACACCACGTATCTGTGGTGACTGTATTTCAATGATTCTTGCGATACCTTCGCATAAATCATAGTCGTGTCTAATTTTTCATGTCCTAACATCTTTTGCAATTCCGTAACATCCATACCACGCTCAAGAGACATTGTGGCTGTGGTATGCCGGATAAGATGAGGATACAGCTGTCTTACAAGATTTGCTCTCTCGCTTATCTGGTTCACAATCTGCTCGATCTGAGCCTTTTTTATTCCTCATCCCATCTAAAGTTCTATTACTTACCTTATTCTGCTGCCGTCGGCATGCCGTGAACAGTCTTAAATCATCTGTAGTAATTTTGTTCAGATCCTTGCCGAGAAATTGTATTAACTGCAGGTTCTGTTACCAGTATCTTTTCAGTGTAGACTCTGCTTTGCCCTCGATTCTTTTGGTAGCAATATACCTGCGTAACATTCCTACAGCACTATTGTCTACCACCGATAGTTCCGTTGTTCGTTCCTGGACTTCATAACGATTCAGTTCGATCGTAAGCGCATCTTGCACTATATCCAGTGTCTCCTGATCCACTTTGCTCTTTAATACTTGCATTACTGATTGTATGATCATTTGCCTTGACTCCATTATCAGCACCTCCCGTACCTTAATTATAAAGCATAGGTACAGATGCTAAACACGAAGATAAATAATAAAAATGTTACATTAAAAACATATAATGGTGGCGGATATTTGCAAACTGGACAAACATATTGTATATATAACGATAGCTTTTTATATCTCCATATTGGATTTAATTCACTTACTGCTTCTGGTATACAAAATGGGACAGTTCTTCTGACCTTACCAGTAAAAGTATCAACAAATAATCAAAATATTGGTGTTATTGGTTCGGGAGATAACAAAGCTCTTATTTGCGCAGTAGGCGTTTCATCAAATGGCTATAATATTGTTTGTAATGGGTTTGTATCAGCAGGTAATTATATAGCAGATTTAATGTTTATACGAGCATAAATTATATTATGATTTAAAAGTTATATATTTAGCTTGTGTCCACATACTGAGTATTCGAACAGATTTACCTTTTTCAATGTTACCCGTAAAATGCACTATATGAGTAGAATTTTGCCTACTTACAGCAACTATACTAACTGGACAAGCGTTCCAATCCGCATTAGTAGCTCCTATTAAGTAATAATCATTGTTAGTATCTGGTGGATTAATATAGATATATCCTGCTCCAGTACCTTTACAAACTTGATTTACAAAAGTTATCTTCGTGTTTAATGTATTAATGCCTAGCTTGTCTTTCAGGTATGTAAATAATTGTGAGAACGATATTTTTTTTAATACATTCCCTTCTCCAACTATCAATGTGTCACTTTCTGCCGGCGTTGCTTTCGAAGCCAGTGCCGACATTAATATTGTTTTTAATGATTCTGCCATATAATCACCTCTATTCTTTCACTCTCAGCATCGAACCATCAGAAGTGGCAAGTGCTGATCCATCACTTGTGCCTAATACATACTGGACATTCCGAACATCAACAGCAATCGCATATTTCGCCCCTGTCTGCACTGATGTAGGGCTTATGCTTGCACCGGCTATTTATGTACCTCCATTTCATAATTCATTCTATATAGTAATGTGCAATGTAAAAGAGATTTATTTTTGGAAACTCTATGAATCGTTATTGTGCGTGAAGATGAATTAATATTTGAGATTCTAAAGGAGTTACTATTTTATATTTCATAAATCTTTAAGCCAACTTGAATATAACGATTGTACATCCACCAGATAAGTCAATCTTATATTGAAATGAAATGTTGCTATCAGTATATTTCATTTCAATGGTGTTGTCGTAATCCGCACCTTTAACAAGCGTTTCGATAAAAGAACCGTCCTGTATCTGAATATTAACTATAGATAATGAACTTATCTTGTATCCTCCACTACGATACGTTGAAACTAGATAAAGTCCCGGAACAAGAGGAACAGTAACTAGTCTATTGGTGATCATACCTTTATAAAAGGGTTTTAACCGGTTACTATTTAATTGGTTAAGCGCAGCCGGTAAAGTCATCGTTCCAGCATCGAGGCCAAAGGTCTTTGATGTCAATTTGTTGAGTACCGCATCAGCAAGCTTATCATAATCAATCAGCTTGTTTGCCGCATCCTCTGCACTGTAAAGCATAAATTTGTCTGCATCTTTTGGTGTTGTTTTTACGGGATATTCATTAAATTTTGCCATATTAATTCTCCTTTTCTATATTGAACTTTTCATAGAGCTGATTAATTAGTTTCTCCTGTCGGTCAAGCTGTTCTTTCTGGCTTTTTATCATTGCAAACATAGCAGGTATCATGATACGTTCGTTCCAGTCCTCAACAAGTCCGTTTTGATGCCGAGTAGCTTCCGGAAAGAATACTTCTACATTCTCAGCAATAAACATTGGGATATATCTTCCTTCATTCTCGTCCCCTTTAACTAGATATCCCTTTTTGTATTTCGCCCACGTTGGTTCGATATTGTACCATTCTTCAATTTCTTGCTCTGAAATATCGTTTCCAATATCTTTATAGCGTTTCGAGGATGAAGATTTCAGCATCAGCTGTTTGTATCCTGTACGTCCATCCCAACAAATAGTATTTGATGATGTCGTATACTCCATGTCTTCTATCTTTGGCGATTTTGCAAAAGATGCAGGATTAGTAACAGTTAAATCTTCAAATGTACCGGTATCAGCCGATACCTCTGTGGCATATACGTTTAGACTGTTATCATTCCAACTGATTCCCCAATTTTCACTATTTTCAATTTCAATATCTACTTCATCGTCAAAGAACTTCTTGATATCAACAGGGAATATTCCATCGCTTGAAAACTGTACACCTGTATATTTCATGTACTTTGAATTTTCTTCGTAGCTTGTAAATACAGCATATCCAGAGCGATCAATTAATCCTTTATCAGCATTATTGGCATCTTTAATTTTCAGATAACCGTTTCCATTCTTTTCGCCGCCCAACGTCAATTCACCGCCAAGTGCCGCACTGAAGCTGATATACAGTTGACCATTCTTGTAGTACAGGCCTTTCCATGCACCATCATTTGATAGTATTTCTACGATTTGCGATTGTGTCAGATTGTCCACATCAATCACTACCGCAACACTCTGCATATCCATCAATGTTGTAGTTCCACCGGACGCATATAATTTACATCTAACATTTGTCACATCTCTCGGAATACCAATGGTTGAACCATTAGAACTTGCTACTGTCTGACCAGATCCATTTGTCAAAATAGAATACAAATAGTGTGTCACGGTATCCTCATCGGTTGAACTAGTATAAATGGTATTCCAAGTGTTTCCGTCAGCAGTCTCTTCAACAACGAATCTGCCTTTATAAGGCACTCTAGTAGCTGACTTTCCGTCACGATAATACGCTTTAAATGTTATAAAGTTTGGACTAATTGTCTTGTCAGAGCCACGTTTCAAGACGTTACATGATGGCTCAACCATGTATGTTCTACCAGGTTCACCATCTTTTCCATCTTCTCCCTTTTTCTGCTTGGAAATCGTAAATCTCTTCGTTATAGAAAGATTAATCAGGTACGTTGCCTTAATATCCACCCATCCATTGTCTGCACTCAAGCCTGTGACAGTGTAAGTATGTGTATCTACATCCCAAGATCCGGTTACACTGTCTGATTTTGTAATGGTATAGCTACAATCATTTGTGATATCTGACGAGCCGTACATAACTTTCGCTGTAGTTGTCACTGTTGGAAATACCGGAATGTTTCCGTCTGCGTCAGATGTGATCGTCTGCATATCGTTCGACAGCTGGAATGTCATATTCTTGGCAGATGCAATATTGTTGTCCATTTTTGTCAGTTTATCCGGCAAAGAACTACCACCAATTACAACATTATCACCACTGATGATTACTTTTTTGGTGTCCATATCAACCTGGAAGATTATGTTTCCATCGCTATCTCTGACAGTCAGTGCGCCTGTGTCAATATAATCAGCATTGATACCATGTGCGTACAGAATTTTTGCTATCAAATCGCCTGTCAGAAAGAAACCGTAAGGATATGTTTTGCCACCATCATTGGATACGCCAATGGCTTCTGCTGTGAATTTAATTACATTTTTTGATTCTGCAAGTGTAGGCTTGTCATGCAGATATGTAATAGTACTGCCATCTTCCTGTGCGACTGATGTTTCATATAATCCAGAAGAATTTTTTAAGGTTTCTTCTAATTTCTTTACTGCTTTTTCTCTAGCTGATTGTTCTTTTTTAACAAGTCGTCTTGCCTCTACGATTGCCTTAGTGGATTCTGACTGGAACTTGCTCTGCCCTCTGATAGGGTCGTCGGCTTGAGTTTTTACAGTAGTCTTTCCATTAACGGAACAAGAAACGTCCGTCAGCGGAGTTATATATCTGTTCCATTTGCGATCATAAGTATATGCCATATCTCCAAACTCAATGAGTGGGTTATATACAAGTTCTCCCGACATGTTACGGAATTTAGCTCCAATTATGGAATCACCGATTTGAGCAGCTACCGTGTCCAAGTCCGAATCCGCAACAAGGTCGTTCTCCAATTCAAGAACATATCCTGTGCTTCCGTACATGGCTTCATTTTCTCTATTTTTTAGCTTGATTCCAGTAATCACAATATCATCACTAGAAACGGTTGGACTTGTAAAAAAGTCTTTGAGCTTTTCGGATGTGTCAGCTACTGATTCGATCAGTGTCAAGAATCCATCACTATCAATTGTCCAGTTCCCTGTCGGACTGATAAAACTTTCTGAGTCAATACTTGCGCCGCCTTTAAATGTTACATTTCCATCATCGTCCACTACTGCGTTGTAATCTTCTTGTACATTGGAAAAATCCCATCTGATAAATCGCAAGTATCCTCTGCTGTCCAGGCGAGCGTTCGCAGTCTCAAGCATTGCTGCCCATCCGAACAACTGACGAAACGTCATGTTTTCCGGAATCTCTGACACGATCAGATTTCCATGAGCCATGGAGACTTCTGACGGAATACCAAGAGTCTCACACGCATCTCTAACAAGAGTCTCTATTGACTGTGGCAGAACCAGATGAGATATATAAGTTGCGTTCGTTTTATACATATCGTCCAAAGCGGTAAAACTAAGGATTTCGCCATATTGTTCTGGTGTCGTAATTGTATAAATACCTTTATCAATGGTTTCGACTCTGTCTTCTGTCGCTGCTTTTGTTGCCAGAATCGCACCGCCACTCTGGTCAAGAATTGGCTCATAGTTTTCATCCAGCAATTCATCTGTTGCAGCCGGACTTGCTACGGAGGTCTGCATTTTAAGATACGCATGAACTTTTGCCATGTAGAAATTATAGTTTTTCCACTGATCGGAAGTGTTGTCCAACTCCAATGTCATGGATTTACAAACAACGCAGCCAATCGGAAAGCTGCTACTTTCTGCACAATCAGAAAAAGTACAATTTTCGCCCATGATTTCATTTTTGACTGTTTTTACAGTTCCGTCAGGAAAGGTGATTTCCACTTCCTGCCAGACTCTTTCTCCGTCCTGTAGTTTTTGCTTAAATGTATCAGATACATTAATCAAGTGGATTCACCCCCTGCATGTTAAAAGATATTTTTGATACAAATTTTAAGTCTGGCGAAATTTCTCCAATAGTTAGGCTTGCTTTTCCGACATAAAACGGGTCAGTTCTCCATGCCATGTGGTAAAGCGACCAATGGTACAAATTGAAAGTTTTTCCTTTTGCGATAATTTTGAGAATTTTGTTTGCTTCTATAACTGGAACGTTTGATGCTTCATAGCTATACTGTTCGACTGTAAACAATGGAGTTAACAACGCTTTTCCGAACTGCGTACGGTTACTACCTTCTGAATAAGTTGTTTCGAGGTTATATCCCATATCTTTATCTGGCTGATAGATGGAAGCCCCATTCATCTTGTATCGTTCTGTTATGCCTTTTGGAATAGTTGCCACGCTTCCACCTCCTATGCCAGTTCAAACGGGTTTCTACCGCTTGTATCACGTCTTAACTTTGCTTCTTCGATAATTTCATCAAATACTGTTCTTCGGTTAATCTGAGCAGTAAAACGATAATTTCCACCACTCTGCTGTCCACCAGTTTCCTCACGAACAATTTTTCTGAGCAGTGCTTCTGGTGCTTCAATGTTATTACCCTGTTTCTGGTCTCCAAGGACAGCCAGAAATTCGCTTCTTGGTGGAATAACTGCACCTTTTGCCAGATATGGAATAGTCGGTACTCTTGGAAAGCTTGCGCTAAATCCGATCGTCTTAGAGCCGAATGGTGTAGGCACTTCCCACGGACCAAATGACATTGCAGATTCAATTCCACTGATCGCGCCGTTCACCGTACCGATTGCGCCATTTACGATACCGATAACTTTATTGAATATCTCTTTAACTTTGTTTTTAATACCCTCGAACGTATCAACAACCTTGTCTCTTGCACTTTTGAATTTATCAACGATTCCATCAACTATCCTCTTTACAACTTCTTTTATAGTGGACCATATAGCGCTCCACTTTTCTTTTGCACTTGATTTGATACCATTCCAAATAGAAACAATCTTTTCTGCCAAATCACTTAGTTTGGATTTTATTCCATCAACGAAAGCTATGGTTTTGTCTTTAATCCAACTCCATACCGCACCTGCAACTTCTTTTATTTTGTCCCAGTTTTTGTACAGCAATACACCAATCGCAATGCAAGCTGTTACTGCTGCTATAAAAATTCCGCCCGGTCCGACAGCTGTCGCAATGGCTTTGATTCCACCAATAATGCCGCCAGAGCCGGTTATGAGTGCAATAAGACCCTTAATGAAACTTGCTACTGTCGTTATACTTCCTGCGATTCTCGAAGCTAAGCCTGCAATCTTCGCTGCCGCAAATGCTCCGATCAGAGCTGCGCCAAATGCTTCAATGATTGATTGATGATCTGCAAAGAATCCAGCCAAATCAGACACTAGGTTAATCACTGTCGGAATTCCTGTTTCAATCAGCCATTTCAGCATTGGGAGAACAATATTGTTATAAATCCATTCAAGAACATTTCCGATAGATTCCAGAATTGGCGCAAAGGTACTGGTCAGGTTACTGATGGATTCTAGTAACGGATAAAAGTTCAAGTTCGCCGCCCATGTTGCTGTATCCTCTGCGATTTTTTCAACAAACTGCATAACCACCACAAGGGCGTCTGCAATGTTCTGTATGATCTGCGTTCCAACATTGTTCTTATTCCACGCATCCGCAAAACCGGATGCAATATTCCCGATAGTTTTAAGCACGTTCTGAGCAATCCTCAGCATGGTCGTAAGCATCGTTGTGCCTGTGCCATTTGTCCAGACCTCTACAAGGCTTTTACCTACACTTACAGCGAGCTTTTTGAGTCCATCAAGTGCGACTTTTGCTGCATTAATGGTATTCTTACCCTCTTTTTTCCATGCGTCCTGGAATGGTTTCCAGAGTTTCTTGAGCAGGTCAGCAAGTTTCTTTGCGGAATCGCTAATCTTGTCAAGTGCGGTTTCGCCTTCTGCGAGATTGCCGTAGTCCACATTACCAACTGAACTCGGAAGGCCACTGTTACCTGCTCCACCACTTCCACCAGATGAAGATGGTGTGGAAGATGAATTGCTGCCAGTAGATGTGACTTTGTGAACTTCATCAAGTGACGAAAGATAGTTTTTGGTTTCCTTATTCGCTTTTTTTGTTGCTTTTGCATTGTCGTTCGTGGCATCTGCCAGTTTCTCTGCATTATCTGCCGCCTGTCCATACTGGTCCGCTGTATCTGCGATCGCGTCTGTTCCGGCAAGACCCGCTCCACTTCCGCTCGTTTGACCGGAAGATTTCTTGCCAGTAATAAGCTCCGTGAATGACTTAAATGCGTTTGCCAGAGTCGCCAGTTTGCCGAGAAGAATATTGATTACTTTCAGAACAGGTGTAAAAATATTAATCAGCCCTTGTCCGACTGTTGCCTTGAGGGACTGCAACTGCAACTGCATCACTCGCACCTGGTTCGCCCAGCTGTCAGAAGTACGAATGAAGTCACCAGATGCGGCTGATAACTGTTCCTGCACAAAAGCAAAGCGGAGAGCAACTTTCTCCTGTTCAGTCATTGCAGATGTGGTCTTGCCGTAGCCATTTGCAAGTGCATATTGGTCAAGTGCCGACTGGGTCATTACCACGCCGAGGTCCTTGAGTGTTTCCGTTTCGCCCGTAAACACTGATTTCAGCTTAATATAAGCCAAGTCCTGACTGATGTTATAGAATGATGCTACGTCACCAGTCAACTGTGTTAGAGCCGTTGACATGTCGTAAGCCTGTGCTTCTGAGAATCCGAACGACTTAGACATTGCTCCGAACGTACCGACATACCTTTTTGCCATGGTTTCTGACAGTCCGGCTGAGGTCATGGCATTCTTTGCGAATTCGTTCACCTTATCCGACATGGTGGTAAATGTAACATCGACCACGTTCTGCACTTCTGCGAGGTCAGAGCCAAGTTCCACGCACTCTTTTCCAAACTGTACCAATTTACCAACAGCAAAAGCCCCACCAATTAACAGACCGATTTTTTTTACAGCACTTCCAAGGCTGTTAAATGACTGTTTTATAGCTGATACGCCATTTTGGACACCGGTTGTATCCATTCTGGTATCAATAATGACTGAGCCATCAGCAGCCATGCGTCCACCTCCTAACTATTTGAGGTTTAACATCTCATTCAGCGCATCTTTATACGCTTGCTCTTCTTCGCTGAGACGTGTTTTTATATCAATAATGTTCTTGTTTTCTTGATAGAATTTCTTTTCCCATTTATCAAGCTTTTCGCCCTTTGCTTTTTTCGACCGGATTCCAACGACCGTGTTGAACAGACATTCACCGGATTCCATGAAATATCCGAAGAATGTCCACCAGTGCATATACGGCACCGATCTGATTTCTTTACCAGTGACCTTGTTTACCGCCGGAACGATCATATCGCCATCCTGTTCCCAGTCCATCAAACGGGGCCTTGGGTGGTTTGGATTATCGTCTAACTGTCCGCAGTCGATGAATTCTGATGCTTTTTGACAGGCTTCAGATAAGTGTTCCGGCGGAATACTCTGCCAGTCCTCAAACAGAATCTGCAACATAACAACTGCTTTCGCCTGCTCGTCCAGTTCCGGGTCGTTCATAGCAATGAGAACGTCGATGATTGCTCGAAAATCCGTTCTAATAGAAAAATCCACCCCACTTATGTTAAGCGAGGTGGGTAACTCATAGGCGGTCATTTTGTGTATTTCTCCGTATACTTATTGACTGCTGCCTGCATTTTCTTCTTTCTCTTTTCGATTTCTGGTGCGATTGCTTCTGCAATTTTATCCAGAACGATATAGGCAAACACCTGACCATTTCCAAACACAGTTGTTGCGGTAATTGGTTCTTTGAACAAATCCTTAGATGCTTCGTATCCGAGCATATAATTGATTTTGTCCTCAATCTGCTTATTAATCTCCGCCATTTCTTTGCTAGAAGAAACATTTTTAACAGATTCCTGAGCCTGTTCAAAGAAAGTTTCCAATTCTTCCGCTCTTGCCGCAACGTTAATGTCGGTAGGATTCAGCTTAAATGAAGAAAATACTTCTCCCTGTTTGTTTGTGAATGTAAAAAGAAGAAATCCATCATCAATGTTTGTATTAATTGTTTTTGCCATTTTCTACACCCTCCTAAAAATTATTCGCTGTCAGCTGTGAATGAGCCGGAAGTAATGTCAAATTTACCTTTGACGCGCTCTCCAACGTAATTAACTGTGAACGGAATCTGATAGCCAGATGTGTCTCCACCGTAGGATGTCGGCACAACGTAGCAATCCTGCTGATATGCTTCATACTTGCCTGCTGTGGCTTCTGTCCAGAGATGAACCTCAACTGCTTTTGTTTTGAGGTTATCGTCTTTGAGACGTCCATCTACGATCTTCTGTAACGCTCCGAACAGATCAGACGTGGTGTCTGCATAAAATGGATCAGCATCAGAAGATACCTCATAGCCGTTATGTTTAAATGTGGATTCTCCAAGAATATTTTTAGATGTTTCGGTATCCGGGTTGAGTTCGATGTTGTACTCTTCCAGATCCTTTCCAAGACGCTCATATTTCGGTGTCAGCCCTCCGCAGAGGGAACCTGCGTCAATGTAATGAGCCATATATTTACGGTCAATCTTGCCTGTAACTGCCATAGAAATGTCCTTTCTGCCTATAACTTTTAAAAGGCTGTGTAAGTTAGCGACTATCTCCGATTGATAGCCGGTTGTTACTTGTTATATTACTTCATAAGTGTTTTCGTAGCGTACTGATAATGGTAATAGCCAGTCCTGCACGCCACTCTCCTGTGGCTCTAAACCATAGGAATTATCACGGGTTATACGTTTTATCACTCGCCCCTGTGAAAGCTCAGGAAACGTGTTTAAGCGTGTCTCAGAGTCATTTATGATAACTGGTTCTCGACATATCCATTTACCGAGATTATCCAGGAACTTCTGAACAGATAACTTCTGCCGTTCCTTGTCGGATGCTGTTCGGTACACTACATAAAATGGGTACTGACAAATTTGGTGCATTATTCCGCAAACATCTTCTTTTTCTGAATAGATCAAAGCTCCGTTGTCTGCCGAGAAAGCGATTCCGGAATCTTTGCCGAGTTCCTCAAATTTGATTGTTTCATTTTCGTATAGTCCCGGATACTGGTTCAGAAGTGCTTTCATGGCATCTGTCAAAATCTCATATCCGGTTGCATCTTTTCCGATAGGTTTATCTGCCATGTCTGCCACCTCCTGCCTGTGCTTTTACTTTGCGAATCCATGTACTGCCGTATTGCCGTTTAGCGGCGTCAAACCACTTTGCCTGTGCCCGTGGGTGAGCCTGTTTGGTGTATTCAAGATTTTCCTTTGCGGCTGTCTGACCAGAGAACTGACTGACAAGGACTTTCTTCGCATACTGCCGAGCGTAAGGACTTCCGGTCAGCTCGTCCACCATCGTTTTTCCCATATAGAGGAATCTGCCATAAGGCTCTGCCGCCGCACAAACAAAGCCTGTGCCTTGCATAGAGGAACTTCTTGCCCTTGTCTTATTGATAAAGTCTCCTGAAATCATCGGCATAAACGGAACCATACTGTCCATGACCATTCCATCAAGGAGATACTGAGCTTCTTGATACTGTCTGGAGAATCTGTCCATATTCAGTTTAATTTTCATATCTCCATCGACTACGGAGAACCCTTTAAAATGATGAATCTTGCTCATATTACTTACCCAGAATCTCAAAATGTGGAATCAGTGTATATGGACCACCTACACTGGTAATCTTGAACACGTTATCCTTGTTCTTGTTCATGTACTGATAGAATCCGTTTCGATAATCACCATCAGATACCGTTCCACCAGTCCACTCACCCTCCCAGAAGAACGATTCATCTGAGAATGTAATAGTATCCTCCAGAGCGTTGTTAATCTGCCTTTTCCACTCCTTAGGCGGTACATATGGGAGAATCTTGCCATCCTTGTCAATAATGGTTATATCACCGTTCTGGACAGTATAACGAACGTGTAACTGTGCGTTGTCAGTTACATCTGGTCCGTACTTTTTGAGTATCGCTCCCTTATCCGTAATGAGGTCAACGCCGGATAAAACATGAGGATACCAGTACGCATCTCTTGTTGTTGGACTCTCATAATAATTGAAAATCGTCACTGTTTTTTCGTACATGATACCCTCCTATCCTTCACATATTGCTTTTGAAAATCTATCAGAGAATGATTTTATTCGGACAATATTGCCTTTACACTCTTCTGGCATTTTCCCGTAAAAGATAATGCTTTCTGGGTGCAATTTCTCAATCATGGCATTGTAACCAGAAAGAAACAGTTCTTTCTTTTTCTTTCCATTCATGCAACCAACAGAAGATACTGCCACCGTTCCGCCCTCTGGTTCTCCATCGAAACACCAATCGTAAGAATCCGGTGTGCTCCATGATATTGTTGGAATCACATGGCATCCGTTTTCTTGCAGGTACGCCCCAATCCAGTGCTTGCGATAATGGTTATATATCTGGATAGCTTTAGGGAAATCGGTGTAGGTACTAAAATCCGGTGTCAGAACATACCGGAATTGGCTCAGCTTATCAACATATCTGTCTGGATTCCTCCATAATGCGTCAAACTGGTAATCATCCAGGAAGAAATGAACCGCTTTCCCTTCTGGATTACTGCATTTACCTCTTGCGTAATTGAATCCGACAAACTCGCAGTTACCCTCGAATAATTCCGGTTCTAACTGCGGTATGCCGTATTCACCAACGCCGGGAAAGATACGGCGGTTTAGATTTTCGTATGCGATACTGGTTGACTTGTTTGCCATTACAATATTCCTTTGAACTTAATTTTTCGGATTAATAACCTCGTTCTGCGTCTTTCTGTCATCAGTGCCTTTTCATCTCCAGCATCTTTCACTCCAGAAGCAATCCTGTCTAATTCAGCAGTTATATTTTTGTCATGATCCCTTAATCCTTTAAATACTGTTTCTACTTTTTTTCTCGTATTCGCTTCATTAACTGCTTTTTCAAGCGAATCAGTTCTTTGGGCAAAACCTCTATAATCCCATTTTCTGGAATTATTATTTGATTTTTCCTTCCTGGGAAAAGTAACTACTTTAGAATTTGCTGTGAATCCGCTACTTCCGCCACGCCCACCCATAAAATCACTCTTTCTGCACTGTCTGCTTAATAATCTGATTCACGCCGGTAGCTGACAATCCATTAAACATACCGACTGCAACCGCCGTGATGTAATCCGTTGCCGGGAAATCCGGGATAATTCCCATTCCGACTGCTCCAAGAATCCCACCAATAACCGCCATGATCACTGGAATCCATTCATCAGAGATTCTTTTTGATGCCTTACAGCCCATTCCCACGATGTAGCAGATCATAACGATTGCCACACATGAGCCTAATGTTGAAATGTCCATCATTCAGATACCTCCTCATAAGTTTTTTCAAAAATATCCGGCTTGCACGGATAAAGTTCTCCGTTTACACCCTGGATAACATAGTCTCCAACAGAAACATGATGTGTTCCCTCTAATGTTTCGATATACAGCTCACACGGAGGTAAATCACAAGTTTCTGCGCCGTAATACATAATGCCTTTTTTATAAGCTTCTTGCGCCCAAAACGGAACGTAAAACAAGCCGTTCCGGTCTTTCAGATCACCATCATATTTAAATGCTTCAATGATAACAGGCTTTTTTCTAAACTTCATATTCACACTCCTGCATACAATACTGGTATTCCATCATCCGTCCTTACTCCCATCAGAAGCGGTAAAGCTGTCTTAAGAAGTAAGTCGTTCGTTTTCTGTACGTCCCCAGCGGCGGCATACACCGCACTCCATTCCTTTGCACTTACTCCAATCTGCTGAGGTGTTGCGTAAGAGATGGATTCACTGCCAGATGATACAGATGTTACAATGCCTGTCGTGCTACCACCAGACCCGATTGCGGTTGACGTACCGCTCACAGCGGCATTGGTAGCATTCTTCTCAGCAAGCTCAATCTGATACATTAATTCAGCCAGTGAACAGACCGCCTTTTTAATACGTTTCTGTGAACGCTTATCAGCTGGCAGTCCGTCCACCAGCCTGTCGGATGTCATTAAATCTACAAAATCACTGGCTCTTTCTGCTAGTCGTGGAAAGTCGGTTTCTGGCACGACATTGCCGAATGATTCTGTATAGAATTTATAATCTGCGTAAGCCATGCCAGCTGCCTCCTACGTTTATGATTTTGCTGTTACGGTCGCATGTCCGGCGCTCAACGCCTTATAGGTACTGTCGCACTCAACCACTGTGATTACCTGTCCTGTTGTTGCTGTAATGTCGGATTCTCCATCCCATGCGCTCCAGTTCTTCACGTTCTGTCCATAGTCTACGGTAGTCTCAGAAGATGCGACTTTGTACTTGTACACATTTCCTGCGCTTGCTTTTGTCGGAGTAACAGTCACTTTTGTATCTCCGCTCTTACTTCCTGCTGCGGAGTTTACAGTGAGAGTTCCAAGTGTCTGAGTTGTGTTGATAGTTCCGACAGCAACAGCGTCAATATATTCTGCAAAGAGGGTAAGTCCCATGATTGCGAATGATTCAGACACTGCTGTGTGGTAATTACCCTGTGTATGGAATCCGATCAGATTTGTTTCACCGGATACAGTATATATAAGACCCGCTCTTGCGAAATCAGATTCGTTCGGATCCACGTAGTAAAGAACGATGTTCTCAACGGGTGTGGCGATTACTGTTCCTCTCGGAATCTCGCTGTCAGATAACAGGAAGATTGTGTTGAATCCCAGGAAGTTTTTCACATACTGGAAGCCGAACTGGTTCTGAATAGAAATCTCAGCTGCTCCGATATACTCGTACACGTCCAGAATGTTCACAAATCCAACGACGCCAGTCACATTTCTGTGCATCTGCTTGAATTTGTTTTCTACACGACCCTTGGCCATTGCCAGAGCCATCTGGAAAGTAATCTCTGTAAATGTGAGGGTACCGGTTTTCAAATAATTGTAAAATCTTTCGGTAACATTGGTCTGAAGCTGGAAGAGGAATTCATCATCGGTCATCTGAACAGCGTTCTCGTAACCGTGATCTTTGATTGCTTCGATAGATACAGCCTTTGCGTATTTCTCGATAGTCATTTCTGCATAGGGTTTTTCTTTTACAACGAATTTGCTGTAAGGGATTTCCTCACCTTCACCAACATTTCCGTTCTGCAATGTACCCTCTGCATATTTTGATTTAAGAACCGCTCCGGGCGTCTTTTTGATTGGACGCATGATACCAAGGATTTCACGTAAGTGTTCCCAGTTTCTTTCGAATCTGGTAACAAAGTCAATCTCACGTGCCTTTACCTGAATATCATTAGTCATAATAAGATTAGCTTTTGCTGCCATATAAAAAAATCCTTTCTACCCATAATTGTTAAGGTATTGGGTTAGCGGCTATACTCTGATGTATAGTCGGTGTAAAAAAATCACTGGAATAACTGGATATTCTGAGCAATTGCAGCCTGTCTCTCGGACGGGTCTTTGATTGCTTCGATATCTTTCTTTGTCATGTTTCCCGGTGTCTGCTGATGTCCAATCCGCGCTGTTGCAAATCTCGCCTGTTGCTGCTGGGCCTGCTGCTGACTTTCATCTACAAATGTATCAGGTTCATCCTGTTTCATCTGTTCAAGCAGATCATTAAGTCCAAGAATCTTTCCGTCCTTAAGCTTAAGACCAGCTGATTTGATATCAGCGGTAACAGATCTTTTAGCTGCTGGAGATGAAAAATTAACATTTTCCAATGCAGTTTTAAGAGCATCGTCAAAATCTCTTTCGTAGATTTTCGCATTGAATTCTTTCTCTGCGTCCTCAGCTTTCTTCTTCCATCCAGCAAGCTCTGTCTGAATGTTCGCCGGGTCGATACCGTCAAAGCTTTTTAAGGTTTCTTCTGCCGTCTCAGCACGTTCTTTCCAGCTGTCGCGTTCTCCTTCGACTTTCGACAGAGTTTTCGCTACTTCTTTAGCATTCTTGTAATGCTCAGAGAGTGCTTTTTTCACATCTGCCTGCTTGTCCTCCGGAATCTCAATTCCAAATGATTTTAATGTGTCAATAAGTTTCTGCATATATATCCTCCTGGTCGTGTTTATTGACCTGCCGCCGCAGGTAAGTGGATTAAGCCAGTTAGACCACTGGCAAGGTAAGCGGAACTTCCAGAGTCGAACTGGAAAACTTGTATCTATAGATATTTGTCCTATAGCCGATAGGTTCCACATAACCCGGATTCCCGGGTTAGCAAGGTATTTTACGTGCTATGCCTAAACACGGGACGTTCGGGCTACGTCAACACCGCCTATACGGTCGCACACCTCTGCACGGGTTGGATTTCACTGTTCAGTTATATGCTCACAAGGAGGTATGCCGCCATGCACTAACGGCAATGGTACGTGTCGGAAATTGCATCCGCTTTTCAACCTCCAGGTTCCGCCCGAACCTGTTTCTGTTAAGGACACGCGCCTAAGAAAGGAGGAATCAATGAAAAAATGTCTATGTCAAGTGGCTACAACCACTTACGAATCTTCCTTATGAATACATTTTACCACAGAACCTCCAAAAAGTTGTGGTACATGTTTTGACTAATTAGAGCATATCACGGAGCTTTTCCACGTATCTTTTAACAAGATCACGTTCCTCCCGGCACTCCGCATCCTTGGACATATCGCTCATTTCTGTTGTGAGTTCGTCCAGATGTTCTTCCAGAGCGGCAAGCATCTTTCTCTTGCAGTCCTCGGATTTGCCGGAACGATAGCTCTGTTTCTGCGTCATATAGTCATCGTAAGCGTCTCGTCCGTCAGAACGGCTGTAATGTTCTCTGACATAATGTTCCCCACGTCTGGCATAAGAACTGCCCCGGTCGTAATCCGGCATCATTCTGCCGTCATTTGAACTGTATCTCCCCATACTGTCGCGCTTTCTTCCACGTTCGCTGTAATCGTCATTGTATCCGCCACGCATCTCGTCAAGGACAGCGTTGTAGTACTCTACTTTCTTATCCCAGTACTGAGTGTTCTTGATATCTTTGTACATATCAATCAGCTTGTATGTCATTTCCAGATTTCCAGTGGTCAGTCCACTGTCAGCAATTTTGGACAGTTCGTCTTCAATTCTTGCACATAAATCTTTAATGTCTCTCATAATCACACCTCCTACGCTTCTCTAGTCACGACAATATTTGCGTTCGCAACAGAAATAGCCTGATCGCTTGTGTTCTCTACTGCGATATTAACGCAGCATCCACGAGGTACATCAATATAGATACCAGAGGACACATTGTTGTACTGATCTACTGCTGCCGGTGTGGAAATCATCTGAGAAGAAAGAACAGGTTCACCAGAGATTGCAATAGCCAGAGAGATAGCCCCGACAGTACCACCTGTTGGAATTGCGATATTGCCAGAGAAATCCACGAAGAATCTAGCTTTGCACTGATTAGTCAGTCCTCTCAGGGTGATGATTCCACTTCCCTCCCTGTGTTGAATGCAGTTAGAACCTTTGACTGCTGTGTTTGAAAATACTACGTTTCCATTTGCTGCTACAGTCTGAGCAGCTACATTTGTAAATTCTGCCATAATTTTACTCCTTTCATATTACAAAAGGACAGGTCTCAGCCTGCCCCTCTGTGTAATACGGCATAAGCCGACATCCGAATCAATCGAAAGATACTCTCGATATGAAGTTGTTAACAATTACATCCGGTGTTGCATCCGCATCCGTAATATGTGTTCGGATTAGGAACCTGATATGCCGGAATCGGTGCTGGATTAATCGCATTAATGAGCTGCTGTGTCTGAGAAGCCATTGCAGTTGTGAGAAGCGCACTCTGGCGATCCTGAGAAGCGGCACGTCTGAGGTCGTTATTTTCAGCCTGGAGATTGGATATCTTCTCGTTGCACAGGTAATCAAGGATTGCCCTTGTTCCGGCGTTCTGGCTGTCGATAATGTCTCTTGTGTTACTGTTCATGGTGTTCTGCAATGCACAGGTATTCTGTGCCATGTTGTAGTTTATGCCCTGGATTGCTTCTCTGGTTTCGCAGCAGCAGTTTGCAAGCTGCGCCTGGAGTGCATTGGTATTCTGCATATTTGCTACAGTGTCAGCGTTAATAGCCTGCTGGATACCGAAACCAGTCTGCATGATGTTGGTGTTGATTCCATTAAATCCGGTAAGCATACCGTTGTTTACTGCGTAGAATCCATCACAGATACCGTTGTTGATTCCGTCAAGCTTGCTGATTACTGCAGAATTGTCAAATCCCCTCTGAATATCTGCCTGAGTAGCCGCCGTGGCTGCATATCCACCGCCGTTGCCGTTATTGCCCCAGCCATTGTTTTCCCATCCGCAGAATGCGAACAAGAAAAGCACGATAAGCCACCATGCACCATCTCCACCAAACATTCCATCATTTCTGTTGTTCCCGGTCAAAAGAGCAACGTCTGATGCTGTTAAATTTCCATCCATAGTTATAATCTCCTTTTTGTGTATTTACATTAATCTGGCCAGATTGTAATGTACTATTTCATTCCTTTCAACAGATTCTGAAACTGCCCTGCCATCTGCTGGACCTGATTAAGTTGCTGTTGAGAAATTCTCCCAGACTGCAACATCTTCTGAACTTCTGCTTTTGGGTCTCCCTTAAAATTCTGCTTAAACTGCATAAACTGCTGTATCATCTGCATTGGTCCATTTCCCTGTGGCATCCCACCGCCAAGTGTGTTAAATAATGGATTACTCATCTGCATTTCCTCCCTTGTTTGCTGATTCCTGCACGGTATTAGCCCTAACAGGTTCAGAAAAAGAATTTAATCGGTTTATGATAGCTTCGTATTTGCCCTTTAAATCGTCGTATTCCTGTCTGGTGACGTATTTACTGTCCATGTTCTGAACAGTCTGTTTAGGCGGCATCTGAGAGCCTACCTCGTTGTATTCAAACGTTCGCAGTGGCTGCGGCATGCCGGATACGTCTGTGGATTTTATATAAAATTTCTCTGATTCTGAATCCATCAGTAAAACACTTGTCCCGGGTGCTACCAGATAGGATTTTGCGCCGACTTCGCCGGATACCCACAGGATACCATTATTGTTCTGCTGCTGTTGTACTGGTTGAGCTGGCATCTGGACAGGCTGTTGCTGGAACTGGTTCATCTGCCCAGGAACGCCAAAGCTATATTGATAAGGATTGTTATATAATGCCATCTTATACACCGCCTTTCTGATTATATTTTTGCATAAAAAAAGAACCGGAAACAGGTCGTTTCTGGCTCTAATTAGTATCCAAAAAGTATCAGCACACTTTGATTATTTTATTATTTACCCTCCGGCTTAACCGCTTTGCTGTTGATATACTCACGTTCATCTGTTCAGCGCAGTATTCAAGAGTGCGCTCCTGACATCTCAGCCGGAACAGTCTTTCTTCGTCTGGTGTGAAATTACACTCTATCAAGAACCTGTCTATATCTTTTTTCGTGAACACATATAATTTCATGAGCATACCCCTTACTAATGCTAACGCTGATTCTGCGCAAGATACTCCGTGAGCTTCTGTTTTGTTTTTTTTAATTCCTCAACATTATTCCCACTGATCTGACTATCCAACATGGTTGATAGTACTTCCAGAATCAATGAATCACGCTCCGCGATCCTCTGAAGACTTTCAAAGTCACGCTTATCATGTTCTTCCAGTGTTTCAACTCGCTTGTTGAGTCGAAATGCCGGAGTAATCCACTTAAGAATTACGGCCACCGCTCCTCCGACAATAGACACTCCTCCGCAAATTGAGAGGAATACTTGTACAAATTCTGATATGCTCATTTAGCTACTCCTTTTCCCAGTAGTATACCGGGATCTCATTACCACTATCCCATGTATCGAAATATTTGCCTTCCTGTACCGTCACCACATGGTCATATATGCAGAGAATGTATGTACCTGTCGGATGGTCTGTGCAAAAATCATTGACTGTATAGATATATCGTTCTGACTGTTCTATCAGTTTACGCCTGTATCCATGCTTATAAAGATACGCACCCCAGACATAATTTGCACTTGGCATATCTGACAGCGCGCACGCCTGCACCATCAGTCCGGTAAATACCGTTTCCCAATCAAATCCGGTTGCTTTGCATATTGCCCGGACAGTACAATCTCCGACTCGATCGCCCGTAGGATTCGGATTGTAATATTCCCATCTATCCATCAGTCAATCCCCTTTGCTGTCTTATATCGTTTTGCCGCTCCTCTGGCTTTTGCGGCATTCTGGCGGTTCCACTTCGCTATCATGAGCCGGTCTTGCAGTTCCCTCAGGTCGTTCTGCTTACAGTAATCTTTATATGCAGCATTTTGTTTCTGCAAAAGATAAGACTTCCGGTCAAGGTCTTGTTGTAATGCGAATTTCGCCTTTTTATTCGGTGCATTGTCAACTCCTGCTTGGAGTCCAAGAACCTCTCTCTTCGTTTTGCGGATTCTTCGCTCATAAGTACGTTGTCGTTGTTCTTTTTCGTACTGTTTCCCTTTATTGGCTTTATCCTGTGCTGATAGTTCTTCATAGGGATTCGGCATTCCTTCCGCCCAAACCGAAAAATGATGTCTGCAATTCACTCCACATATTCCATCAGCTTCGCCATAATGACAATTTTCAATAAAATCTGGATATTGGCTTGCTTTTTGTTCTGACATTTTACGGTATTCTGATGTATCTTGCCCCTTGAAGAACTCCGGCTTAATTTCTTTTAATTTTTCCCAATCTATAGAAAATACCTGTCCTTGCCATACTTCATGACTTGGGCGACTTCCTATGTGCGCCGATGTCAATACTAAACCATATCCCATTTCTTTCATTCTTGCTAACTGAATATCAGCACACGCCTGAGCCACACCAGTTCTGACAGAACGTGCGACTGCTGTTTCAATCGTGTCTTTTCTGCCAGATGGATATGTGACCGTAACACCATCACTCACAACGTTATTAACTGCTTCTTTGATGGCTTGCGTATAGCCAACTGCTCCAGTCATCACATGGTTATATGCAAGGTCACATTGTTCGATATAGAGTCTCTGAGCGGCACTCGCAGTTGTTCTTGTGAAATTCTTCCACTCTCCCATAGTCGCAAGCATATTTCGCTCCATGAGTCTTATCATAGTTGGGGACTGTTCGAGCGGTACAGGGCTTAATCCTGCCGCCTTGTATATCTTATCATCGTAATTCATTGCAGTGATTCCGGCATCTTCAAACGCTTCAAGAAGTTCCTGCTGTTCGCGTTTGGTGTATTGGGATAATTCTGCCAGAATGTCCTCTAGCAGCTCACCAGATTCCTGTAGTGTTCTGATTCTCCACGCATCGGCATTGGTCAGAATATAATCTTCACCTCTGCCGATTCTTGCCACCATTCTCGACACGATCTCAGAGATGATATACTGATGCAGTTCTTCGGCAATTTGCTCACTACCCTCTGTAATTTGCCGTAAATATTCTGGACTAAGTATAGCATATCACCTCTTTCGATAAAAGTCGTGGTACATGTTTTAGTTTTTTTGATGGTTAACTAAATCCTTCTTTAATTAACTACTTCAATGTCTAAGTTATTAAAAATGGCATTTCCATAGCCAGTTATATTTAGAGATATCACTCGGAAAAGTTGATTAAATCATCAATTAATAATGCGTTAGTACATACAAAATGTACTCCATTTTTACAAAATTTTTTTGCCACTGATACTTCATCTGTTGTACCAACTCCTACTTGAATATTTTTAGCCAGCGCTTTAGAAATGCCAATAGCCGTAAGGTTATTAACAGTAGAGCCTATATAAACAGTGTTATTATCTGTTTTAAGACTAATTGCTGAATTTACTACATCATCAGTTATATCTCCATCTACATTTACAAAAAAATTAGTAAATTCACATAGACTATGTATATAAGTTAGAAATGAATATTCAAAAGAATTCCATACAACTTTATCAAGCATCCCTAATTTATTTGCCACATTATACGCTTCTTTTATCCATTTGTTATCATATCCTGTTTTTAATTCAACAATAGGTTGTATCGACCTTATTTTACAAAAATATAAGAAATCTTCGAGTGTACACATTTTAGTTCCCTTATATTTCGCATTTTTCCAAATTCCAAAATCATACTGCTTTGTATCCTCATAGCTAATAGTAGAAATATTGATTGTTTCTGGTAATACATTTCCATCTTTATCTCTAGCTGTATTGTTAATATTTATATTATGACACAAAACTGGAACTTTATCGGATGTATAAACAACATCTGTTTCAATACATCTGCACCCATATTTATATGCCAATTCAAACGCTGGCATTGTGTTTTCTGGAGCAATACTTGAATATCCACGGTGAGCCATTATTACAGTATAATCATTAAAATGATTTACTGTCTTTTTGTCAATTAATTCATCTATAAAATGTTTATTACTTTCTATACCATTATACGATACCATATATTTTTCTGTAATTGATTCTATATCGCCTTCTTTATACTCCTCCATAGTATCTTTCAATAATAGTCTATACTTAGTGCCTTTGCTTACTGATACTTCATAATTCCACCCACTATCATATAAAAAATTACCATTTTCATCATAAGAATGATATGCTAAAACAAATCTATCTTCCAACGACCTAAAAGTAGTATCATAATATGCACAAGAGATATCTTTGCTTCTAAATCTTGATGCAGTTGTTGAAATCGGAATACCATTTGATAAAGAACCATATACAAATTTCATGTAATTCTTTAATATATCATTTCTGTTAGTTAAATTTATCAATTCCCATTCATATGTTATTGCGCTTAAATATTCGTGAATATCAGCAATTCCGGTTGTAATTCCTGTTTTAAAAATAGTCACCGAAAACTTTGTATTTGCCGTTATTACTTTTCTATTTTTTATAAACGAATCTTTTTTTATAAAACTACCATCGTTATCATACCAAGAAAAAGCAACTTGAAATCCATCTTTAATATATAATATTAAATTTGTATCATAGGAAATGGGATGTTTATTCGATACCTGATAAATATAATCACGTTCATATTCACCAGTAGTACCTTTGATATTACCAACGTCAAATTCTCCTTTTAAAATACATGTACCATTCTCTAAGTTAACTAAATCTTCCTTTAGTGACTTAACTACGTCACCAGTTACTTTCGCATCAGCAAAGCCACCGTCTACGGATAGGGTTTTGTCTGATGCGTATTCCGGCGTAATTCCTTCTCTTGCAAACGTTCTTTTTTTTCCATCTGCTGTGATTATTCCCTTGAACGTATCTGCCATCTTTTTACTCCTCTCCGAATAGTGTTGGCTCGTCTGGTTGAGCTTCTTTGACCATTGCCCTTGCTTCAGATTCCGTCATTCCTTCAAATTTTACAAAATACAGCCATGCCGGAACTTTTCCAGTTGTCACATACTGCCACCATCTTGCACGGTCGTTTTCACGCACATACAGAATGTCTCCAAAATCATAATTGACTTCATAAGCTCCGACAGGTGCAAGCCCGTACAGGTCAGCGTAAACGTTCAATGCGTAGATTACTTCGTCCAGACAGGATTCCAGTTTATCACGAACGTCTTTAATGAACTGCACTGTCCTCTGCTGTTCCGCTTCTACTCCTGTAGCTGTCTGTATACCGCTAGATTCGTTAAATACAAAGTACCCGTTAGAAAATCCGATCTTATATCCCAACTGGCTTAAAATGGCATTTATTCCGCTTATACGGGTATCTGTGTTGAGAATTGGATTGATTTCCTGATAGAACTCTTTCTCATCCTGTCCGAATACGTTCTTGACAAAGTGCGGTAAGTTCATCTCATTACGTCTGTTCTCCATGCCCTGTGGCGACATGGCTGCTACAGGTGTACCGCTTGGCATCAGTAGCCTATCATCTGCCAAGACAATCTTCTGCGAATCAAAAATCTCTCCGGCGTTCCTGCTATATGCAATGTCGAGATCTTTCAGCTCTTCGATAGCTTCGGCAAATATTGGCAATCCCAATGGTGCATTAATATCCACATTATTCGCCTGTGGCGTCCGTAGAACTCCATACAGAGGTCCGTCCAGCTTCTCACCATTTGCCTTGAGTATTGGTGGTGTATCTGCCATAAGGTCTGCCCATTTGGTTTGTTTGAGGTCGATCTTATCGCCGATTGACTGAGGAGATTTTGATACGTAGGCTCTGTTGGAAACATAATACGGATAGGTTGTCACTCCGTCCACGGTAGTCTCAATAAACCTGTGATATTCGAGCCTTGTGTAGTATTTCCGTCCAACAGTATAAGAATCTTTGAATATAATCCCTTTGATTTCCTGATTATCGTAATCCACAATCATCACATCTGCCGGAGTAAACACATCGAGGCTCTCGCCGTTCGGCTTAATGAACACGGTTCCATAAGCACAGCCATATTCTACCCAGTGCCGGATTTGGAAATACACTTTATCGATCTGCTCTTGTAACCATGTTGCCCTTGCAGAACCATCTATCTGAATGCCAATCGCCAGGGTTGCGAGCCGGGCTGTTTCTGAGCAGACGGATTTTGCAAAATTGATCGTCTTGATATTATTCTTATCATCTAACCACTCCGGAACTCCCCTGTAAATGTTCGCGCACCGGTTAATCAGTGATTCCATTTCTGGAAATTCTGCCGCCTGAATATTAAAGTCCTCTTCGGCTTGTTTTTTGAAAATCATGTTAAACCACCTTTTTAGTGTTGTTATAAGTCCCATTTAATCTACCTTTTAAAATCCATCCATCTTACAGAAGTATCTCGCACAATAATGTCTTCATATTCTACAACTTTTAAGATTTCGTTAATGTCAGATGATCCATATATTTTTAAACCGATGCTTAAGAATTTATTTATTTTATCTGAAAAGTACCTATCTAACATTTTATGCACTGTACCCCCTCCTGTTAAATAACGGCTCATAAGCATACCTAAGTGCCGAGATTGCGTGATCGTTTCCGTCAGGATAACCGCTTATTACATTTCCCTCTTTGTCTCGATCATACTCATACTCCGTAATTTCCTTATATGCGTTCGGTGTTCGTTTTGGGTCAATGACAAGTGTCTTTGTTTGCAAGAATTTAAAACCATACTCGATACTTCCCGGCCCTTTAATTGCCCCTCTGGCAGGAAGTCCGGCGTCCCGGAAATCATTCACGGACTTAGGCTCCGCAGAATCACATATCATCGTATAATCGTCATAGCCTTTTTTCTTGATCCAATCAGCGGTCTTGGAGTTGCTCCATTTATTTACATACAATTCGTCAATCAGATATATTTTCTCTCTAGCAGAATCGTAATAAGTTCGGAGATAGCAGAACTGGTCAGGATACCATCCAAAATCTACACCAGCAAAAATGCGATCCATGCGGCTAATTTCTTCATCTGTAATATCTCTAATCTCCAGATATTCAAATACGTTTCCACCATCGCCATTCGGAACACCCAGGTATTCATGTTCATAGGCTTCTGGATTGATTTCTTTCAGATGTGCTGCATCGTCAATAAACTTCTGTCCTAGCCACTCCGCCGGGGCTTCCAAATAACTCGAATGATGTATAACTCTTTTCGGGTTAGGTGTGAGCTTGATCCTGTTTACCCAGTTTGATTTTGATTTTGGTGGGTTGTATGATGAAAAATCATAAGATTCATCGCCACCACGAAGTACTGACTGATTAACAGAACGTTCCTGAGCATCTCCCTTCATCTGGTCTTTTTCTTCTTTCCAGAGGATTCCGATATATCCAAATTCCGGCTTAATAGATTTCAGTTTGGTTTCATCGTCCAGACCACGGAAGTATATCGTCTGTCCCGTCTTAATATACTTGATCTCAAGTGGTGACACCTTGCATTCAAATTCTTCCATCAATCCCAGTTCATTGATAGCCCACTTCATATTGGCATATACAGAATCTTTCAGAGTACCAGCCACCTGTCTTGTAATGCAGGCGTGCATCTGAGGATTATTCTTGATAAGCTCAATAATCTTAAAAGCTACGAATGAAGATTTCAGACCACCACGACCGCCCTCAAATACATATTCAATGTTAGGCTTAATCTGTCGGTTAATATCCACGAACGCCTTGCCAAGTACTCTGGCAGGAAGTTCATATTTGCTTTCGTCTGATTTTGAAACAGCTACTAACTGTTCCCATTTGTCCACTGCCTGCATATTTCCTTTGATAGCTTTATCATATACAGCAGCTACAATACAGGCATTATTATTTGCATCCTCATCAGATATTCCCATTTTTGTGAGTTTCTTCTTTGCGGCAGTCGGGGCAGGGTTCTCAGCTATCATTTTTGCTAATTCAGAAAGGGTTTTCTTTTGACGGCGTGCTTGACCTGATGCAATACCACCTTTTTTTGCGATTCTCGCCTGCTCCTCGCCTGCTCGAAACTGTGTGGCCACCCCATTATTTAAATTCTGATCATTTGCCATCCTATCAACATCCAATCATATCCTTTCTGAATTAAGCTATAAAATCCCATAGTAACACTTCTGAGTATATTCTATCATAGGTTGGCGGAAAAGTTGTGGTACATGTTTGAGAAATTTTGTGCTAAAAAAGAGCCGGTAAATACCGACTCTCTAATTTTATTCATTGCTTTGTAATTTTCTGATTGTCTCGCCCTGATCTCCCGGACACCCTATGAAACACTCCGGGCAATGTTCGTAAAATGTGCATCTGATGCAGCCATGTGGACTGATTGAGCTGCAATATTGATGTAGTACTGTGAATGCTGATATAGCGAGTTGCGGGGTTATGTCTGGTTTAGATTTGCTATTCATTTCTTCATCTCCTTCACTTCTTCTCTATCGGATTAAAAATATTTTTATCCTCGTTTTGTTTTATACTTTGCGTATTTTGATTCTCCAATACAGCCTTTGTATAATTTTCGCAAAGCAGAGCCAAGACCATTCTCCATGTCTTTGTCCACTTGTTCTGCTGTATCAGAAGCATTTCCTAAAATATCAGTTGCTTCAAACACATAGTCTCTTACCATGCTTAATTCTCTATCCGTAAAATAAATGTTTCTTCCCATTTTGCGCCTCCTTAAAATTAAATTTCATTTTTGAGTTCCTCCAACTTCTTCTCAGCTTCTTCACGGGTGAGGAATACCAAAACATTTAACTCTCCAAGACACTCGTCCTCATTTACCCATAAAAACCATTTACCGCCTTTGTCATATTCAAGTCCGCTTACCACATTTTCCCGAATGTCCATTCCGCATATATCCCATACAGTTGTGCCGATAGGACACGGCAACCTCACAAGCAATCCCTGTTCTTCTAAGTCTTTGTAAGATTTTAGCTCTTCAAGCCACTCTGCGATCTGTTCATGTTCTTCTGCATCTTTAATATAATCTGCCTCGTGTTGTTTATTGAGTTCTTCATTCATTGGTGATAATTTTGTATATTTACTGTTCCATCTTTGGTTTTTCGCCACTATTTTTACACGACAAATAGCTCTTTCGAGCGTTAATCTCTCCATCTACTTCACCTCTACAAACTTCTCCACCGCCAGCTTCAACGCATCTACAAACTCATCCACCGCCAGCTTCAACGCATCTACAAACTCATCATTCAACGCTGCACGATCTGGATTCTCGATAAACTTCTCAATATTTTCAATTGCTTTCTCTTCTGGTGTAGGAACTGTCCATTTTTCTACTTTTGCAATTTCAAGGAGTTCATCTATATTATTTTTCCAATTACGTATATTGCACAAATCCGTGTTGCACTTATTATTCCTGTTGTCCAACACACATCCTATACATTCACGTTCGCAACAATTGCCTACATCTGCAATCCGTTCAGCAAACTCTCTTGCAGACATTTCTTTTGTGCCGAGGAGTTCTGATGCTTCGTAGAAAGTTGAGTCTGTGCCAATATGTGCTTCGCGGGTAACATCTTTGTCTTCATAAAATTTTAAAATGTCTGGAAAATGTTGTTTTGGTAATGGTCTGCAATAGTTTTTTGTAGGCCATTGGAATCCCTGTTTTTCAGCTTCTTTAAGAAGCATTTCGTTTTCCTCTTTTGTTCTAACCAGAACACATGTATTTGTTAAATCAATCATCCGCATGTCCTCCTGTAATTGCATTAATACAATCATTCCAACCGATCTTATAGCTCGGTAGTTTGCCTCCCGCTTTGAAATACTCGCCGTTATAAAGCCCAGTTACTTTCATTTTCTCCGGCAGCGGCTTCAATGGACACCATTCAGGTCTAATACTCAAATCTGTAATATCTCTATTGTTTACTCTACAGAACGGGTGAAGCACTCCACTGCGTAAAACGCATAAAGCACAATATTTTGGCGTATCAATCACTAATACTGATTTGCTCATTCAACTCCACCACCTTTCACAATCTCTATCGCCCTGCTCAGTCCAGCATTGTATCCTTGATGTACATCAGATAAGATACATTCGGATTCGATGAATTTATCTCTTTTCAATTCGCCAATAACCTTATCCACATCAAATGCCGTTGGCTGTTCATTGACACAATCAATAAACTCTTTCTGGTCGGAACTAATACTTGTGCCAATTTCCCAAATTTTGATGTATTTAATTAATTCGTCTGCATCAATCAGTCTGCTCATATTCTATTCTCCTAACTGTTTTAAAATTTCTTTTGCAATTTTATTACTTTCCTGCATGGAAACTCCCCATCCATTATATTTTCTGTGACATTCATCACAGTTCCATTCACTATTATCGCTTTCTTTAATTTCGCTATTGAATCTGCAATTATCGCAATACATATGATCGAGAGTGCTATAAATGATGCTTGCAATATCGTCTTGTTTGCTATTAGCATCGTCTACGTGTTTCTGCTTAGTTAAATATTCAAACGCTCTCAGCTCATTTTTTCCGACCCATTTAATCCATGCACCGCAATCCCCGCAATACAATCCCGTATTATTCCCAACTTTCTTGGTAAAAAGGTTTTTACTATTGCACTTTGGACATTTATATTCTTTCATTTATTTTTCCTCCCACACTCCCAATAACCGCATTCTCTCATACAGTACAGCGACGGTCTTGCGCCTGTATCCGTAGAAGTCCTTCGGATTCATCGGGATATATCTTTCTCTGCTGATTTTCCTGTAACTTTTCCGGCGTAGGATATTCTCAATAACCATATCCGCTATCACCGTGTTCTTCGGGCAAGCTGACAAGGCGGCACCGGAAAGCAGGTATCCGTACTCTGCCGGAAAGTCTTTCAGCATCGTATTCAGTTTTTCAATGTCTTCTGCCGGGATCCCGTAATCTTTCAGCTTTTTATTCCTTGTCAGCATACCGTTCTCCTTTCTATTTTCTTTCTCGTCCTGTTCCAGATCATCTTGAAGCTGCTCTATCATTTCCTGAATAACTTTGACATACACCCCAGCGTATTTGTAGCAGTCTGAATATTTATCCTTGTACTGCTTTAATCCGTCTTTGATATGTATCATATTATCTCATTCTTTCTCAATGTCCGCTTCTTACCATGCAAAACAGCAGTTCTGTCATTGATCTTTTTCTTGATCCATTGTGTTTACACTTTATAGCAACCGATAATTTCCATTTTTCCACATCTCCATCTAGTGGTGTTGGGTTTTCAAATTCTTCGGCAACATCTCTCTGATACGGAACTGCAACCATTACTCCCATGTTACCTATTTCCGCGTAACATTCCGGAAAATTCTCACGTATATGTTGGGCAAATTTTCCATTTTTTAAATCAGGTAAAATCTCTTTGTAGCACTCCATTGTTGTTACAAGGTAGTTTTTTTCTCCAATAAAATTTAATCCATTTCCGCTGTAAATATCCTCTTTGCAGCTTTTGATTTCATAGCATGTAAATATTCCTTTTTCGATTGCTGAGATAGAACACTGGTTTTCCGGAATAAACTGCATGTAATCTACTCTTCTTGGCTTTCCTGCTGCGTAGCCATAATCAAGGCTTACTTCTCTAGCCCAGTATTTACCTGGGCCAGAAAAACAGCTTTTTTCCAGCAATTGACTAAGAAATTTTGTTGTTTCAGATCTTTTCATTCTTCCACCTCCTCATAAGTTTCACTGAATATATCTGGCTTGCATGGATAAAGTTCTCCATGAACACCACGGATGATGTAATCTCCTGCTTTTGCAATCATGATTCCTTCAAGTGTTTTTATCTCACACCACGCTGGCTCTGGATGGTATTTTCCAAAATGGTGAGTTATAATGTCATTTCTGCTGACTGCATCCCAGAACCAATCTTCTCCAACCAACCCTCTTTCGTTAAGTTGAAATGCATCAATTACAACCGGTTTCTTTCTGTACTTCATGCTACCACCTCACTATCTTCTGGCATCTGAAAGACTACAGATTCTTTTACCATTTCCGTATACCCTTTCAACACCTTGATTCCAACTGATACACTATCAGGAGTTTTATAGCTTCCCGTGTACGCCGCCGTTGCCAATCCTGCGCTAGTGATTTTCGATGCTTCAAAATCTGCATAGGCTTCCTGAATCATATCCAGTACTTTCATGGCTTTTTCTTTGGTGGAATATTTTCCTAAAATAAAATATCCTCCACTTCTCTGTGCATCCTGCAAACTCCAACATATAACATTCAATGAATCTGGGAGTTTTAGATTGACTACAATGTTTTCAAACTTTACCAGCGCTGTTTTATCCTGACTTCTGATTAACATTTTGTGTCCTCCTTCTAATTCTCAATCTCATTGCAGTTAGGCTCATAAGGTTTTGGATATACCGTATATCCGCACTTCGGACATTTGATTTCCGGCGGATAGTATTCGATCCATTCCATGTTTCCGCCACATTTTCTGCAACGAATGTATTTCTCTACTTTCTTTGGTTTCGTTTTGAAGAATGAAGTGTAATTATTCTTTCTCATTTTCATTCTCACTTTCCCCATGTAAGCAACTGACACGCTATTGCGCAGTTAGTACATGATTTTATACTCCCATCTTCTTAACCAGATTCTTATTCATCTCGTCAAATCTTACATCTGTGTTCTCCTCAATGTCCTGCATCATGTTCAGAACGCTCATTTCGCCCCTGTTTGCCATTTCAACGTACTCATTGGCAGTTCTTATCACATCAAGCAATCGTTTCGTAGAAAAGCCATATAAACGTCTCAGGGTCATCATGGTTGTAACGGTATTGATCGTATTACTCCAATCTTCACCAACGGTAAAACCATCCTCGTAGGCTTGCTGCTCTACGTCTTTTATCTGTCTATAACAGTTCTGCATAGCCCGTCCAAACGCATGAGCTGCCTGATTAGGAGTCTGAACAGGAAATCTGGTCTTTTTCTTGGCTTTCAACTTACTACTCATTTTCCTTCACCTTTCTGAACTTGTATCCTGTCACTCGGTACGCTCGTGGCGCATCGGGGTTGTCTGTCGCAAGTAAGCCACTTTCCAGTAATTCGCCGAAATGATTCTGCGCGGTATGGTTAGATATGCTCAGTCCTGCTGCAATTTCTGGAATACTTGGCGGATAATTGTGTTCTTTCAAGTATCTTATGATGTACAGATATATGTCTTTCCTTGTCTGGATACCCTCATAGTACTTTCTTGCTGTGTTATATGGCATTTCTATCACTCCTGTCATGCTTTTATATTTCTTCCCATTTGAAGCGGCCCTTACCTGAATTACGCCACTGTCCGATGCCTCTCAGTTCTCCATAGTCAAGCCATTCTCTGACTGCTGCTTCATGGCTATCGCATAAGCACTTGATTGTGAACTCAATCCAACTTCCGGCAGGTATTGTCTCACTATTTGCCAGTGCAATTCTTTCACCCTGCGGTGTTTGTCCTCTCAGTGGCCTCTGGCAGGTTCCCATTTCTCCATCAAAATGAATCGGAATTTTACGTTCTTCAACGAAAATTAGACCGTCAATTTCTTTTTTGTAAGCCTTGATTTTGGAAGATTTTGAACCAGTTACCTTTCTCAGCATTCCACAAGCATCTTTGAAAAAGCCCTTAATCTGGTAATCCCAGTAAATTGGTACACCGTTATCTCTCGGGAATACGGTCATGGATTTCTCAATCACTTCTTCAATTCCGATTGCTTCAATCTCTTCTTTTCTTGTTGGTGCGTCTGGTGCATTCGAAGCAATAAATGTTTCGTGGATTTCCGGGTCTGCGCTTGCTGTTCCTAAAATTTCTTCCAAAAATGTCAATCTTACTTTTAATTCTTTCATTCTGCTATTCTCCTTGTAATTTTTATAGTTTTCTTACATTGCCGTACTACTCTTCTCCCTGGCTGACCTATACTATTCAGTTCCATCGCGCATCTTTGCTTTTCCTCGCATAGCTATTCGTTCCCTTGCCTCTGCACCGCACCTCGTTTCCAGGCTCTGCCACAGCCATGCACATCATTTCAGAACCTTTCGTAGCAATTCCTTTGCGTTTCTTCTCTCGGCTGTGCCTTTGCATTTCAATTCACTTCGTTGATGCGCTTCTCCATAGCACATTCAATGCCACTCCACTCCTTGCACTTCCATTGCTGTGCTTATACGACATTCTTTTCCATGTTTCTTATATTTTGCATTTCCCTGTTGACACATCCTCAGCCCATTTGTAAAAGGCCAAAGACAGATACCTTGCCAAACTGTCTGGATAGATTTCATATAAATCCTCGATTTTTTTATGTAATGCATCAAAATATTCATCATCGTTTTTCACATTGTAAAATTCTTTTATTGCGTTCCAAAACTCTGGCATGAACTTGTGCATGACCGGAATATCTTTAGCTTCTACTTTCATTATTCACCTTCTTTATGAGTAACCGATAGTAACCGAAACGTAACCGTTCAAAAATCCGCAAACCATTGATTTTACTGCATGGTAACCGAGTAACCGAGTAACCCTGACTTTCTCATATAGGGAAACTTTTATACTCAATATGTGCATATAAATACTCAAATATATATATGCAGAATCAAAGGTTACCTAGGTTACCCGGTTACCTTTTGAACGAATTGTTTGTTAATCAAACACAATATCGTCTGTAATCTCAAAATCATCATTGCAATTCACGAATCCTTTCGGAATTTCATCTACAATTTTCAAAAACACACATTTGGTGACAATTCCGTCCAGTTTCTTTGCTTTGGTCGGATAACCTCTGCTGTCGGTTTCCACAAGTCCCTTCTTAACAGCCCATGACAAAAATGCTTTTCTGGAGAATCTTCCGATTTTGCATAAATCATCAAACGCTGCGCTATAGATTATTGCAGTTGATGTTTTCTCTACCGGATCATTGTCGATAATTCCCCACCTTTCTGTTTTTATATCTGGGTTATCATCGAATTTAATTCCGTTCATGGCAATCTTATCAAGCACGAACCAGTAAGCACGTTCGTTTTCAGATACCATTTCTTTCTCTGTCAGAAGATTCTTAGCCGTCTCAATGTCAATGTACTGACCATCATGGAACAGCTGATCTGTTGCGATTTTATCTGCTGCCAGAATGATACTCATAGATATACTTTGTTTTTGCATCTTGTCATCGTCCTGTATAAGCTCCTGATAGTGCTTTTGCAGGGCTTTTATATCATCAATGGACATTTCCTTGACTGCGTTCACAAAGTCGATTCCTGCATATCCGTAGTTCTTTTTAAGGGTATCTGCGGTAAGCTGTGGATCATCAAATATCTTTTCAGAACACTCGACCTCAATAATTCGGTTGATAGCTCCACCTTGGCTGACATATCCTGCAAGCGGACGTTCACCATTGGTCAGAATGCAGTTCTGCCAGCGATTCTCCCGGTTCACTCCCAACTCCTTATTAGAGCGGCTCTTTCCTTTGCCGGAACACAAGTCATACACAATGCCCTCGAAGTTATCTCTAATATTGGCAGATACCTTGGAAGTATCATCCAGAATTAGTGGAAGATTGTTAAGCATATCAGACTTTGCTTCCAGAGCCACATCTGTTGTCTTGAAATCTCCTATGTACCTAGATTCACCCGGATTCGCCCAGACGGAAGCTCCCAACATAAGCGTCACAGTCTTGCCGCCTTCAGTTTCTCCCCAGAGGTCTACAAAGAACGGAAGTGCGCCAACAAGCTTAATCAGAATACTGGCAAAACTTGCAGCCAACATGATTTTCGGCTCTATTCTTCCAGTAGCACGAACCTTTTTTACATGTTCATACCATTCTGTTCTGCTGCCGCCTACACTGATACTTTCATACAGTTGTCGGAACCGCATATCTCCATCGAATACAATGTCTTTGTCATAAGGAAGAAAATAATCCCTGATCCACCCGATTTTGCTGGATGAATACTGAATGTTGATATAATCGTCATTTGCATTCTCGACATCTGACAGATACCGCACAAGAAACTTCGCATTCTCAGATGTTACTGAAATTCCAAGCGCAGACAAGCCAACGATTTTAGTAGATGATGCAACCATGGTTTTCGGTACAATAACCTCGGACCATTTATTATTTCTCTTATAGATTAGCTTTATCTGTTCTTCTCCAGTCTCCAGATTCTTCATTCGCTCTATTGGAAGTATAGGGTGATAACAAGCTATGATATCCGGCGATCCTGGATTAGTATTCGATATTCTGATTCCATCATCGTCCGCCACCCAGTTAAGACACTTCATTCTGTCATATTCACAATCAGAGAAATTAGTCCACTGGTCCAGCATAGACAACGTCCTATTACTTTTCTCTTTCTCGATCATCTGCTTCTGTACTTTTGTGTAAGCCTTCAGCAAATCTTCGAATTTTTTCTTTACACCAAGCTCCTTGGCTCTGTCCAGAAGGGTCAGCGTAAGACGTGCCTTGTATATCTCGTCTTCCTGGCTGAATATCTCGTCAAACACTTCTTCGTCCAGAATAGAATCCTTCGTGAGCTTGTTTATCATTTCCACTTTCAATCACCTTCTTCCAGTCCTGTTATGAATCCATGGTGATATAGCGCAAGTTGCAACCTGTTCCATGCTTCACACCATCCGTCAGATAATGGTTTCACTCTGACAAGGATAGCTCTGTAGAAATCTATATCCGACAAGCATTCTTGAAGCTCAACCTTTTTCTTCTGTTCTGCTTTCTCTCTCATTTCTTTTTGCTTCTGAGCGTGATATATTGCCATTCTGGACGAAAAATCAGGTTTATGGTATGTTCCGCCAAGAATCTGAAAGGCTGTCTTAAAATCGCAATTATCCATATTCTGAACGAAAGTAAAAATATCTCCTGACGCGCCACATCCGAAGCAATAGTAGCTGTCTTTGTAAATTTTCAATGAAGCAGTACGGTCACTGGGATGAAATGGGCAACTGATAAAGCCAGCTCTGTTCGGAATCATTCCGTATCTGGAAAGAACATCTCTCATACTGTTCTGCTGTTTAATTGTTTCTTTGTCCATCCGACAGAATCTCCATTATTCGTTTTCCAGTATTTTTCTTGTCACAAAATAGGAACTCAACGCCATATTTTCTCTGCATTGTGCATAGAATTTTGTACAGCGTATCGCCGTGCATAACTTTCTGTTCTTGCTCAATCCAAATACCATTTTTCTTAACACGCTTCTTTGCCCTGGGATTCTCCCACCAGAGAACATCGTCCAGCTTTTCGATTCCTTTCCCGTGTTCGCATAAGAAGACAAGTTTTATTCCTGCTTCATTTGCCCGGATAATTTCAGATCGGAATCTTTCATGCTGCTGACATACATTTCCGCATAACTCTGCAAGGTTCTGTTTTCTATCAACTACTAAACGTGGGTTATCATAATTCATGTAATCACCCACATACAGCTTTGACACGAACCATTTTTCCCCTGCCTCGTCAAATACCTTTTTAATGCCATCAATAACTTTCTGATGTTCTCTGCTATCAATCTGTATCAATCAAATGGCATCTCCTCGTCGATACCATCAGGAATGCTCATAAAGCCGTCCGGGTCGGCTTCTGGATTCGGTGTAGGTGATGCTGTCTGTGCCTGTGAAGAACCTTTACTTTCGCCGAATTCGATTTCCTCGACAACAATATCTGTTGTATATACCTTCACGCCGTCTTTATTCGTATAGGATCCTGTCTGGATTCTTCCAGATAAATCTGCTTTCATACCTTTTCTGAAATATTTTTCGATAAATTCCGCAGACTTTCCAAATGCAACACAATTAAGAAAGTCCGCTTTCTGATCAGAACCCTCTTTTACAAATCTTCTATTGACTGCAATGGAAAATCTTGCGATTGATGTTCCATCATTTGTATATCTGACTTCTGGATCTCTTGTAAATCGTCCTGCAAGAATAACTTTGTTCATTTTTTATTCCTTTCCACTATGCTGTTTATCGTACTCAATCAACATTTTGAGACATTTTTGCCCTTTTTCTTTTGTGAGTCCTTTCACATCGTCTACCTTGAAACGAGTTTTAATCTGTTCAAACAAGTTAGAATTCGGATATTTGTCAATGATATTCTGGATGCTCATTACATTTTCTGAAGTAATCATCTCAACAGGTTCTTTTGATTCTGGCTTTTTAGCTGCTGCTTTCCCACTACTACCTGTATTAGTAGAATCACTGTCTTTGTTGTCATCAATGCAGAACAAACCATTCAGTGCGTACTTTCTTGCATAAGATGAAGCTGCACCTGTCACCTGTGAAGAATCCATGCCTTTCTTAGACTCTTCTTCCCTTGCATAAGCAACTGTTACGATTTCAGAAGAAAAATCCTCTGCATCTTTTAAATGTGTTTCTGCTCTTACATAGATTCTGTCCCCGACCACTTCCATCTGATCAGTGATACATAACACTGTCTTTGTTTCTGCCAGAAGCGGCTTTACTGCTTCCAGAATGTCCTCACAGCTTCTGTATTTATATTTCCCAAATGAGTTATACTGCCCTTTTGGGGCTTTCAGCTTTGACTGAATAACTCCTAATTTTTCATAGATATTCAATTTCAATCCCCCTTGTCATAGACCACGCACTTACTGGCTTCTACAATCAGTAAACTTGCAATGTCTTTCATAGATATAGTTGATTCGTTATAGATTTCAACCAGTGCGTTGTATGCTTCCGATGATACTTTCACAACCGGGTTATCCTTATCGGTTGCCGGCTGCTTCTTCCTTGCCGGAATACGGATTTCAAATTTTCCCATTGTTGCCCTCCTTATATGTTTTCTGAGCCGCTAAAAGCCCATTTAGTGCTTGCGTGTAACTTGCCAATGTCCTCGCCTTGTACTGTTCCTCTATTGGATTATCTGGAACAAGTGCGAGCTGAACATCAATCAGTCTCAAGACTTCCTGTATTCTTTCGTTCATAGACTGGCTCCTTTAACTGCTTAAAAAAACAATAGATTGCGTCTGACTTATCCCCCATGCCCGGAACCGTCTTACCGTTCTGAATGGAATCAGCGGCATGATATTCAAGATGATCCACGTACATATCTGGATTCTCCCAATCAACAATAGGAGCGTTTCGCTTGTTCAGTTCCTCCAACAAGATATTCACTGCAAGAACCATATCCCACTTCGGGAGGAGTCTTAATTCTTCAAGATTCATTTAACGGACACCTCCCATTAATAAGCAGTTCCAGAAGACATTTCTTTGCATCTTCGTAATTCTGAGATTCGGACTCAAAGTCGTAAAACTGGCACAATGAAAAATGTTTTACGATCTCCCCTGCATCATTAAATACATAAATATAAACTCTGGATATGTCGTCACACGCCGTATAGTCAAAATTCACATGCGCCGTTGTTTCACTTGAAACTCTCAGACACAAATCAAATATTTCTCTGATTTTCTCTTCGTTCATAATTTCCTCCTTGTATTGACTTTTGGTTTCTTTCCTTCTACAATGGAGAAGAGATATATTGTCTTGGATCCTTATTTGAGTTGCAGCTCTGAGGATCCTTTTTTAGTTGGCATGTCTAGCATGTCCATTCTTTCCACGTCCTTGCTATGTACACAGCTCCGATCAGTCCCAACGCTCCCATGATCTGGTCACGGCTGTTGTCCCAGGTCCAGAACGGAAGATACGTTGCTATCCCTCCAATCAGAATGGAGTCTATCCAATCTTTCATGTCAAAGCCTCCAATATTTCCTCGTTAGGGAAGTTCAATCGAATAAAAATATGCCGCAGTTCCGGATACGTGAATGTTTCTGGCTTATTTCGCTTTTTACGGAAAGTGTTTTCTGCCATTCCGGTAATTGCTGCCATCTGTGCATCACTTACTCGCTCGGCCTCCATCCTTTTTGCAATATTGCCTTTCAAAAGGATGTATTTCTTTTGTTCTGTGGTATATCTGATTGCCACAGTCTTTCCTCCTTTCTTACTTGATAAACATCCATGCAGCGTTTGAAAGAATTAATGCAATCATGGTTACAATCCATGCGCAGAACCATTTGTGAGTCTGCTTTTTTGCCTCTCTTACAACTTCGACTGCATAGAAAGTTTCGAACTCTTCAAAATTTGTCACTTTTTTATCCTCGGTTTTCTTCATAAAAAATCCTCCTGTTCTCTTGCGAAATACAGGAAGAAATGATATGATTATCCTGTAATCCGCTAGGGTGATTAGTGGTTTACAGCTCCGAGGCGAGAGGTTTCAGCTCTCCTTCGGAGCACTTTATTTTTCAAAATGATTTTCCATAAGGTCAGCAATCATCAGATACTCTTCTGCAATTTTCCCTTTTCTTGTATTTTTAACCTGTTCACGGAATTCCGGAATAGTCCCAAAGAAGCATCCGCATGCAACTCTGACCTTTTTATCTTTGCATCTAAAAAACGTAGTGGTACGGAATTGAGTACCAAATCCATGAATAGTTGTGTAATCTGCATCGCCGTACACCATTGCATCGCCGGACACCATTGCATCGCCGTACACCTTTGCATTGCCGGACACCTCTGCATCGCCGGA